TGTATTGGAATCCCACGGAGCGTGAAGCCTGGTTACATCGTCAGATCTGTGTGACCGGCCTGGAAGAAGCCAACCCTACCAACTATATCAATCATCTCATGCGGCCCGAAGTGTTTGGCACTCCTATAGTGCTACCGCCTGATGCCGGCACAGCAGGCCGTTACACCATGAGTGCTCTCAGCATTCGTCAACTGTTTGAACAGTATGAACTAAATGTGTGGCCCCGTCCTATTATGAATCCGCCGGATGATCAAGGGCGCACTACCAATCATAAAGCATTTGGCATCAATGTCATGCGGCAAATGCTGGAAGCTGGCACCCTGCACATCAACGAAAACTGTCAGGATTTCCTGCGTGAAGCGCAAAACTACTATGTGGATCCCCAGGGCCGCTTTAGCGATCCCGATGACTGTATAGATTCGGCACGCTATGCACTCTTAGGTTGCCTAAATGACATAGCCGAACCCTGGGACAACAGAACCGCACGCGAACGCTTGGCTGCCTATAGAGATCAAGTGCGTCGTCCTGGGCCTAAATCCAGCGAATGGAAGCGGGTCTTTGATCCCAACAACTAAATATAAAATACACTAAGGTCTCAATACATGTTAAACATACGCAACAAGGTCGTAAGCCAACTGAACACTACAAATGCTCAAATGAGCCGTTTTGTCAAGCTGAAAAACCAACTGGATACCAAGATGGCTTCGTATCTGCGTTATCTTGGCACAAAGAATGCTGTAAACCGTGCTTCGGACTATCACTATCTCATGCTGGCAGTTTATGATTCAACCGCACCAGTCAATGGTATAGATTATATTCATCCTGTGGTCAAACCCGCAGTGGACTATGTGACCGCTGTGATCAACAAGGGCCTGGCCCCCAACGGTGAAATCAACTTTGAGTTTGTGCCCGACACCGACGAAGATGATACAGCCGCACGACAGGCCACCAACATGGTTAGTCGTATTATCAATCAAGAAAACGACCCACATTTTATCCTACAACGCTGGATTATGGACGCCAATCTGCACAAGAACGGCATGCTGATGATCCTGCCGGTGCGTGAACAAGTGGTGCGTTATGTAGAAACACAGGGCACTCGAGATCAACTCAAGGCCTTTGAACAACAGGCACAGGATGGTGGACTTACTCCCCTACGCCAAAGCCGTAGAAAGGTCGCAGTGGACCTGGCCAAAGTGGCCGCTGAAACACAACAGTTTGTGCAGGGTCTACCCGAAGCACAGGCTCGCGAAATCCTGGACAACAAAATCTCAGCCGCACAGGCACGCATGACTGATCCTGATACCGAAGAAGAAGAAACCGAAAGCATTGAAGTGCGTGATGGTGAAGATGCCATTGCCGAAAGCATAGCACGCAATACCATTTACGCAGCCAAATACAAGCTGACTGGTTACAGTCTCAAAATCAAATTCCGTAACATTGCACAACACTACTGGATCTGCGATCCCACTGTGCAGGAAATGAAAGACCAAGTGTTCTGTGGATTCTATGATCCCATGAGCATACAAGAAGCTGTGCAGTTGTATCCACAACTACAAGATCACATGGAGGAATTCCGTGAATATGCTGAATACAATCAAAACGGTGCATACCAAGCTGGGTCAGTGCTTAACAATCTCGCTATACATGCTCGCGATAGTGTTCCTGTCATGGGCATTCCTGTGGAGTCTGGCGTTGGTGCTGATCCAGATTCAAGGCAAGTCAGTATTGTTACTGTCTGGGACCGCTACGACATCGACGGCGACGGCGAACTTGAACTGTGTGAAATCGTTTTTAGCGGGCAGTTTATACTGTCAGCCAAAGAAGTAGAGTTTGTTCCGGTGGCCAACATGTGCCCCAAACCACTTCCCGGCAACTTCTACGGCATGAGCGTGGCCGAATCGGTAGTGCCTGCACAAGAATATTGCACTTCGGCTTCGCGTGCTGAAATCATGCTGGGCCTACAGACCGCAACACCCCGCTTGGGTGTCAAACCCGACCGTGTGGACTTTGAAATGCTACAGGATGGCGAAGCGGCCATATTTGTGCTGGACACCAAGTTTGATCCCGCAACCGATGTGTATCCAATGCCAGCACCATCAGGCAATCTGGGCTATATCGATGCCGCGATGACACGCATGCAACAGGATACCATGGCCTTGATCGGCATGACACAGCCGGGAGATGTGTTCAATCCCGAAGTCATGAGCTCAGGCAATTCTGGCGAAAAGCTACAGATGGCCCTGGGACCCAACCAGATCATACAGGACAATGCTGTGCGCAATGCTGCCGATGGACTCAAAGAAGCCATCTGGTTGGTCTGGCGAACACTTATACAGTATGGTGATGACTACGGTGTGCGTAAACTGGCACAGATGTTCCATCCCGATCGCAAACCTGTGTTTTTAGACTATCAAGCCTGGGATGACATGAACTTTTGCGAACGCAAACAGATCCATATTGAACTGGCCCTAGGCATGCTGAGTGAAGAAAACCGTGTGGCACGCCAACAGGCCATTATTCAAGCTCAGACTGGCCTATACAACACAGTGCAGGGCATGGTCACGGCCGGCACCATGACCGAAGCCATGTATGTCAAGGTCAAGAAGCCCTATGAAGACATACTTTATACTCTGGGTATCAAGGATTGCGATAACTACTTGCCTACAGATGATGAGGTCAAGCAGATGATTGCACAAGCACAACAAGCAGCCGCACACAAACAGCCTACTCCAGCTGAACAAAAGGATCTGGCCACCGCACAGCTCACAGCCGCCAAGACCAAAGAAGTCATGGCCAACACAGCCGGCACTTCGGCCAAGCATCAACTGGACTACATGGCCATGGCCAAAGGTGATGAAAAGGTGTTTAACTGATGATAGCCCAGGAAGCCATTGATGCGTTCAACGCTCGCTTGACAGTGAATCTCAACAATATCAAAGAGATGAAGCCGGCCGAACTGGATCAGGTCAAAAACCTGGGCAGTCAGGCCGAAGCCCTGTTGAAAAATCGAGATCTGGCTTTCTTTATACATCAATACAAGTTTGAAGTGGCTGACACCATGTCAGCCATAGCTGGTCATACCGCTGATGACAATGCTCGCCGTGTGGCTTTGAGCAATCAGTTGACCGGCATAGAAGAGTTCATAAAAACCCTGCAAAGAGCAGTGTATATGAAGAACCGGGTGGTAACTCTACAACAAGAGCCCGCTCCTAACCACAAGGAAGACCTAAATGTCCGAAGAACTTATCACGCCTAATGCCCCCGAAGGCACGGCCAATGATGCAACCGTAGTCCCATCTTATGATTCCATTGCCGCCAAAATGGCCGCCATGCGTGAAAACACACAGCGTAACCAAATGCGTCAATCAGAAGATACTACAACAGGTGAATCAGCAGAGGCAAACGCTGAAACTCCTGTGGCACCCGACGAGCCAAAAATCACATCCGCCGACGATGCAAATATTGACAGCTACGATTTAGACGAGCCCCAAGAACCAGTGGACAATGCCACCGAAGAACCGGTAAGCGAATCAGACGAATCCGACAGCAGTGCAGAAGACCTGATCGATTTTATCGATTTTGCAGAAACTAATCCGAACGCCAAGTTCAAGTTCATGCGAAATGGTAAAGAAATGATCATCGATGCCAAGCGTGCAGCCAGTATCCTGGGTCAAGGTGGTGCGATACACGAAGAAGCAAGACAGTTGAAAATCCAAAGAGCCGAGTTTGATGAGTATCTCAAAGAACAACAGGCACAACAGGCCGGTCTGACCTTGGCCATGGAGTTTACTGTTGCCCCCAAGTTACAACAAGCCTATGACGAAATAGTTAAAACACAAGGTTACCAAACTACCTTTCAACAACAGTTGGCCTCCACAACCGATGTCGCACAACGAGCTCGGATTCAGGCCAGCATGCAACAGAATGAACGATACATTCAACAGCAAAGTCAGTTGATAGCACAGTTAAAACCCAATGTGGACGAGTTCCGTCGCATGCGTAGCGAACAAGTATCACAGGTTTTAGAAAAGAATCGCAAGAGTTTTCAAGACAAAGAGTTGAAAAACGAATATGTCTATAACGAGTTGCGTGACAAACTACAAAAAACCTGGAAACAAGGTGGCGACGAAATAATCCCTGGTATCAAAAACATTGACCTAATCTCAGCAGATGAAACCCTATTTGGGCTAATCCGAGACGGACTCAAATATAGAGATAGACCTGCAGCCAAGCAAGCTGGCAACAGTATTGCGGCTCTAACGCGGCGTAGCGGAACCACACAGGCTCCCAATCGTTCGCAGGAAGACACTATTAGCAAACTTCGTGAACAAGCCAAGGGCGGCGATAAAAAAGCCGCAGACAATCTACTGGTAGCCCAGCTAAGTAAACTTAGAGCGGCTCGAGGTAGTCGTTGAACAATAGCTTAATCAAAGGAAAACTAAAATGAGCGAAATCACAACAAGTCAGATTGGTAACGGCACAACAGCATACGGTGCTGACATCGTTGTCAAAGACTTAGACTTAGATGTATCCAATCGTGTCAAGGACGATACCCCAGTTCTCAACATGTGTATGACCAAAAAGCGTAAAGTTAACTCTACGCTACCACTGTGGACAGACGATATCTATCGTAATCCTACAGTTCAAGCCTGGCAAGAAGGTGCACCAGTTAGCACAGCAAACGCTGAGTCAAACGGTCGTTTCAACTTGGCCAACTACACACAGATTTTTGCAACCACGATCGCCGCTTCTGGCACAGCTCGTGCTGTAATGCAGTCTGGTGGAGATCCACAGGCTTATCAAGAAGTAAAACAGCTCATCGAACTCATGTTCGATGTGGAAGAGCAGTTGGTGCGTAATGACCAAATCGGAACACAATACGGTGGCCAGTCTGGCACAGCAACATCCGCTTATGGTAACACAGCACAGTATACAGGTCGTCGTATGGGCTCTTTGAGTTCATTTGCTGGCACACAGAGTTTTAATACAGCTAGTGGTAATGCAAGCACAATCACAACCTATACCAACAATGCTTCTACTGACAGTGCTACCGGCACAACTGGTTTGACAATCAACTCCAACGGCACACAGTATTACACAGCTAGCGACTTTACAAACCAGTATTTCAGTCCAATCACCTACAAGCAGTTGGTGACAGTAGCTGAAGAGCGTTACAATGCCAAAGTTCGCACCATGGTTGCTCCTGTAAGTCTCCGCACTTCCATCAGTGACAACATTGGCACAAGCCAAACTTCTATCAACCGTCGTAACATTGAGCGTGGCGACACGATTCAAACATACGAAGGCGATTTCAACTACACATATGAAATCTTTGATAGCTGGATCATGGATCAAGCTGGCGTATCAAACAGCATCTACTTCCTGAACGAAGAAGTTCTCCAGTGGGGTTCCTTGCGTGATCTCGGTCCTAACAACGAAGTGTTCTCAAACGCTGACGCTAGTTTAGACCAGTTCATCATGGAAGGCACATTAATTGTGCGTAACCCAGCTGGTGTTGCAATGTTGAACCAGATCAGTGCAGGTAGTCAGTTGTCAAGTATTCCTACAACTGCTCGTGGATCAGCAACAGTTCAAAGAACCAACGCAGGTTCCGGATCAACATACTAATCATCCGAGGTTAGTTGAGTTGAAAAGCACCCTTCGGGGTGCTTTTTTTATGAATCTCGCATGTTGGCACAACCGGATCTCAGGCTCCAGAGATTGTTTTTGAGTTGACCCAGATATTCAGTATCGGTATCATGTGTGGCATCATAGGCCGCAATAGCCCGAGTCAGCCCTGCAGTTTGTGTGGTGCTAAAACGACAGTCTGGTGGATCCATCAGGATGTGTGGTGCAGGTCGGGTGGCACAACCGGTCACGAAGAGCAAAATGATTAAACAACGCATACATGTATACTAAAGGAAATACAGCAAGAAGTCAAGGCTTTTGGGCCCTCAGCTAAATAATAATATGAGCTCAAATCCAGAACGAATCAACCCCGATGATGTAAACACCAATCTTGATTATTTGCGTCAAGATGCCGGTGGCATGATTACCAACCACAATGGTGTGGCCGACAAACTGTTAAAAAACAACAAGCTGTATCGTGCCATGAAAGGCGAATGGGAACGCACCGATTGGAACGGCACCCAAAATATCAAGACCACCACAGGCCGCAAAGACGGCAAGTTTTTTATCACACGAGAACAGATGAATGTGGATGCAATCCGTCAACGCTGTGCCGAATATAGAGCGGCCGCTGAACAAGGCCTGCCAGATCCCATGGGTCCTTACATGCCCGATGGCACCATTGGTTACAAATGGATGGACCTGCCAGATGTGATAGCAGTGCGTATCAGCGATCAATACTTTGGTGGCATGCCCTGGGCTGTGCTCAAACATGACAAGACACTCAAAGCACAGTTTTATCGCGTGGTGCAACAAGAGTATCCGGCTTTTGTAACTTATCCAGGTGGCAAGTTACCTATTCCTATTGATGTGCCATATCCGGCCAAGGTAGGCGAACACAAGTTCTTTAAAGGCATTTAATCTATGTATATCATTCCAGATGCAGATAGTTTAGTCAACTATCTTTTGGATTTTACCGGCTCCAGTGATGCTACCGAAATCAAACAGTGCATATTTCAAGCCGAACTCATGATGCGTAACATTGAGTTGCCGGCCTTGAGAACCAATCCTTATACCACTTTTGGCACAGTGGGTGCCAATCAGCTGATGCCGATTCCCCCCGACATGAACAAGCCTATCTTGTTTTTTCAACAGGGACAAAATGGCATGCCCAACAACACCGGTCCCTGGGTAGTTTACGATCGTATTGGTGATCGTGACATTATTACCCAAGGACTTATTGCCGAAATGTATTTGAGTCCGGTCAATGTGCCCATGGTCATACGCGGCAAATTTAGTGAAGTGGGCAACAATTATCAGTTTTTGCCTTACATTGGTGAAGGCACAACTTTAAATTTGTATTATTATCGCGCTTGGAACCTGTTGTTTACTCCCATCATTAATGCCACAGTGGTCAGCACTACAGGCACTATTAACACAGTAACAGGTTCGGGTCCATGGACTGTGACCATAACTGGAATGACAACCAATACAGGTATTGGTATAGGTGATGTGGTCAGTGCTACCGATGGCACTGGCAGTTTAGGTGAATATAACACAGCAGTGGTAACAGCAATTAATGGTTCAACAGGTATCACTGTGCAATGCACCGGCACAACAACACCCACAGCTGGAACCATAACCAATATTATTGATGAAACATTAACTCCGCTTACAGTTCAAACCAATGAAGTGCTACAGACATGGCCCGAAGGTTATATCTATGGTAGTCTGCACGAATACTATACCAAACGGCATAGTCCAGACGATGCGGCCATGTATAAGGCCAAGTTTGATTTGGCCTGGGCCACTATCGAAAATCAAAACAACCTGGCCAAATGGAATGGTGGCAACACTCGACTGGTATCAGTCTGGCAACCACGCCGTGATCGTCAATACGCAGTCAAATAAGGAATAAGCAATGGCAGCCACAATCAAACCCAATAACAATACTGGCCTATACAATGGACTAAACAGTCAACCAGCCACGGCCAATGTGGATATCAGCACCACAGGCAATATTGTTGCCGGCGGTAATGTAACTGGCAACAATGTCAATGCTGTAAATTTGGTCAGTGCCGGCGGAAATGTTGTTGGTGCTAATCTGGTTACCAATGGAACAGTATCTGCAGCCGGCAACATTTATGGTGGCAATTTAAGTGTTACCGGCAACATATATGGTGCCATAAATTTTGATCAGGGCGTTACTGCCACTGGCAATATTACAGGTGGCAATTTACAAACAACTGGTAAAGTCAGTGCCACAGGCAATGTTATAGGCAATTACTTTTTGGGTAACATTTTTTATGCCAACGGTTATAGTGCTTACAAAATTTATAATGGCAACAGCGAAGCCAATATTGGTGTGGCC